CTCCATATTCGTGGACAGTAAGGATATCGGCAGGTATACCGTAAGTAGCAATGAGGGCTTTCACGCCTCTCTCTGTACCTCTAGTCTTCAATAAGTAAGGAAGATTATGATATATTCTCTTATAGACCTCGTCGGTTAGTTGTTGAGAGGGTAGGGGTTGAAAGCTTGCTGTTACGGTTGCAGATGCAGAAGGAAAGGTTAAAACGTATCTTTCAATTTTCTCTTCCTCAAATGGAGGTAAAAATAAAGAAGCACTTATGTAGGGCTCTCCTGCTAGTGGATAGATACTACTACTCTGGTACACTACGGTTGAGAAAGCGCTAGAGGTTACTGGTAGTCTCGATCCGTTTTGATTGATTCCAAGTAGGGAGTAGTATAAATTATCTGCTATGTTTGTATTAGTATAGAGCTGTATACCAAAACTCTGTAAAGCTTCTGATACTTGATCCATTGAAATACCGACAAACGGGTTATTCTCAGCAGCATAATGGTTTGTTACGTCCTTATAGTATATCCAAATATTGTCAAAATGTTGACCGATCATATTCAGAAAGACTGTATACGGAGCGTTTAAGTCATCGTCTAGGATATACTGAGGAGTAGAGTGGATCAACCAGTCTTTATTCTGATCATCGTAGTAAGAGGCTGACCAGTACATGCTCATAGTTGTAGCAGTAGGGACAATACTCGTACTACCTAGCCAATTAACGGCTTGAGAAGAGGTTACAGAATATAAGACGTAGGGAGATGTAGTGTTTGTTTTTGGCCACGAAGTAGATCCAGAGTCAAAATACAAATAGTATTCCCATCCATCGAAATTAGTAATGATATTATTAATCTGATTCTGTAGGGATACTCTTGCTTGTGTAGTGTTAGTTTGAGTCAAGCCAAACGAAGCTGATTCAATTTCTTGTAGCTTGTAGACAAAATTATACAATCTTTCAGTTGCTGAAGAGAAGTGTATAAAGTTTTCAAAATTACTATAATCAACATTTATTTGAACTCCTTTTTGAGCCATCAACGAGCTTAGTTGCTGGAAAGAAGAAGTTATTGAGGTTCTAAAGAGGGTACTGTAATCGTAATAAGGAGTTGTTTGCCCTATCTTGTCGGTGATTTGTACTTTAAAGTTAGGGCCTTTGATTCGCTGAAAGTCAACTTCTGGTTCCGCAGCTACATCAATGGATATATTATATTGAACTGAAGCCGCTACTTTAGTAACTACCCAGAAAGTAGACTTAACGTCAAAGATATCGGGTAAGGGTTCATAAAGTTTAAATATAATGTACCCGGTTTCGTTCTCTTCTACATAGACGGCATTAATACCGATAACCTGTATATCTTGCCCGAAGTTTAAATAAAAAGTAGGGTAGTAGGGGTCTGCAGATAAAAAAGCATTAAAGACACCAAAAGCATCTTCTAGTTCGGAATTTGATAGATCTTGACGAGCTACTTTTATCTCTGTTCTTGATGTCGAGATCTCTTTTATCCAGAAGTTAGTACTAGGTAATGGAGATGAAGCTAACTGGTAGTTAAAGAAGTTGTACTTGACATCAAAAGTTCCCCTATTATATCCTAGGAGCTCTGCGTCTTTTTGCGGATCAAGGTAAAGCTCTGTTGTAGTTCCGTTTTGGGGATTTACAATAGACCCTATAGTATACCCGGTTACGTTATAATTGGAATCTAATACTTCCCCATCTAAGCTCTTTACAAAGCACTCAATGTAGTCTATTCCGGCCCTGAAAACACCAGTTATTGCATTGGTATTTATAAGAGCAGTATCTTGTGGAGAATAGGATTGATATTCACCTCCCGTACCTGTAAATACTACATTTATTTTCTCCATTATACGATATTATTCAAGTTTAGGAAGTTTGTATTAGCTTCCAAAAGTTGCTGACGAAGAGAGTTTATCTCTTCAATATAAGCTTTTTCATTATCGGTTAAAACTCCTCCGCCTAAATATTCCGTACTTCTAGCTACTAAATATTGATGTGAATTAATTTCTCCAGTAGCCGGTATTTGAAAAAACAGATCATTATACAAGTTAAAAAATTCTTCAACAGTTAGGGGTGCTGGAGCTGAAGCGGTTACAGGGGAAAATAGTTCCGTAAAGGCGCTATCTATTACTTTAGAGTAGGTAACACGCCCGTATACTTCTTTTACTAAACCAACTTGCTGTGACATTACTCGATTATTTTAAAAATTAAGTTTTGGCCTGAATAAATAACCTCTTCGGCAGGAAGTAATGCTAGATCAGCTGCCCCGTACAGTGATAACGCATTATAAATTGCTTGTTCGTTATCGTATAATGATAGCGGACCGTAAGTTGTTGAGTAGATACTAGTCTTAATTAGTAGACGGTAAAATCTGTTAACTTCAAGCCCGCTAGTATATAGTGTAAAATAATTACCTACGCTATCGGCACTTAGCTTTGTAAAGTCGGGGTCGAAATTGACTACCATTTCCTCTGTTTTAACATCTTGAAGTGCCCAATAGCTATTTTCAGATAAATAAAGAGGGTTAAGGTAGGTTGATTGAGTAGCAAAACTACGTGGAGGGTAGGTGTATCTTACCGCTGTCCTTACCTTATATACTTGATTGCGTCTAAATTGCCCTGGGTTATTGGCTAGGGTAATTGTTATCTGATCATTGAGGACGTAGTTTGTTGCGCCTGCAGAGGGGTAGTAGTAAGAGTCGTCCCATTTAAATTCTATTGTTGGGGGGTAGATAGTGTGGGTGTCGACTGAGAAGAATTTCAAGTCTACAAACGAGGAAGTATTTTCTTCTATATAGTCAGGATGTTTGACTACTATGCCATAGTTTGAGATTCCTCCTGAATTTAGTGAGCTTGAAAACCATCCGTTCACAATGTCGGAAACGTTCATATCAATGTCCTTATTGGACATATAATCGAAGAATTGACTTGCAGTATAGTTGGTATCGTAGGAGCTCCCTGTATCGGCCCATGCAGGAGAGTTTTGGTAAGGTCCTGTATATGTCCAGCTTACTCCGTTTCTTAACATTTTTACGTTTGCTTGCCAAGGTGCTATTGTAGCATCTGCTCCACCGCCAAAAATTTGAGCTATTGATGCACTTGCATAACTAAAGCTATTACCCGTGGCGCCGGCCACGCTGGCTGACATTAATAGGTTTGATGCAGAAACTGATGCTGTAATATTAAAAGCGGTTAATGTATTGATCTTACTTGCAATAGCAACCATAGTAAGGTTTGCTGTAGATCCTGTTACTACGTAGTAGATTGGAGCTGCATCAGTTTGTACTGTACTGGATGTAACGAAAAAGGTGCCAACGATAGATCCAGTCAATTTAAAAAACGCTCCATCTTGGTATGATGAGCTTATTGATGCAGTTGCAGATGTAGCAGGCACAGAAGATTGTGATGCGAGAGTATAGATTTTATTGATATCTGCAGGTGAAAATTGTAGTAATGCTCTTCTAATATCGGAATCAGGAAAGTAAGCATCTGTCGTAGAGTAGTTACCGTTAGCTGCTAAATCGTAGGTATAGTATGGATTCTCAGTTAATGAATCTCTAAAAAGAAATCTCGTACCGTCTTGGGAATTTTTAGCAGATACCTCTAAAATAGGGTCTCTACCGGTATTTTTTGCCAGGTATCTCGAGTAAATTGTAGCATCTGCTGATGCGAATATGTTGTATACTGCCATATGATTAGAATGTTACTACACGTCCTTGAATATCTGTATTGGGGAATTTAACTTCAAAGATGCTTGGATCAAGTGAAGGATAAATAACTCCGTTCAGAGTTGCTGCTGAAATGTCGTAACTATACTGAGAATATCCACTAGTAGTTCCTGCTACGTTACTTATGGTTACTTTTTGAACTGTTTGTACTCCTGCTACTTGATCCAGGGCTGTGTATACTGTAGACAGGATAATTGGTTGGTTTATTTGCCAATTCTCTCTATTAAAATAACTCTTTAGTACAGTTAGACATCCTGCAAGTACATCCCTTGATGTATAATTAGGTCTAATTATAATATCGAAATTAACTTTTATATTGATAATATACGCAGGCTTGAGTATGATTGTATCTGTCAACATCCTATACTGCTCAAGGTAAGTCTGTACGTTTCTTAACAATGCAGCTCCTGGTGTAGTAAAGGCACCAACTGCATCGTAGCTTAAAAAGTAAATCGAAGTTGCAAGCGGATCTCTTTCTCCAGGTCGATTTGCTAAATACTCTGCAAAAGTAGCGGTGTCTTTGGTTACGTAAGCTTTAGCTACTTGTCCAAATTTAGGCGGCATACCTAATAAAGTACCTAAGTAATCTTGTTGAGTTACCGCACGCATTTGAGAGGGAAACTGTGAAAGCGTGTTTAGCTTAATAGCTTCCGGTGTATCGCCATCTCCTCCTCCCACTGCTGGAGTGCTATTATTGGTAGCTAGTGTTGTCTGTATTTGGCTTGCTATCGCAGGGTTGGTCGGATTAGGAAAAGTTAAAGTAGTGTTGGCAACTTGTGTTAGGGTATTTACACCTACGTTTGCAGCAGCACCTCCTCCTACCAGATATTCGACAACAAGGGTAGTATTGTTTGGGGCAATTCCGTAGGAATCGTTAGTCACAAAGTTGGTTGGATCAAACGCTGTATTCAACATATCCATTCCGTTTACGGTTCCGATACCTACGTTAAAAGGATTTGGAACCGATCCGGATATTGATTGTATACCTGCGCCGAACTCTAATTGCAGGGTATCTTGGGTTGTAAACCTTGATACAAATCTTCTAGGGGCAGGTATTCTTTCAAGAATATAAGGTACTTGGTTGGCTTGTTGATAGAGTTGTGGGTATGCTGTTGCAGTATTTGCTACCGGGTTCAAGATATAATCTTGAGCGAGGTAAGGTACTTCATACCATCTATCCCCAGTTACTTGATCGTAAACGCTTAATATTTCGATAATATCGGTGTCTGTTATGTTCCTGATCGAGAACCTTTCTCCGGTACCAAAAGTAATAGTTGTTGTTTTAATCTCACCAGATATAGCAGGAGTAGATTTCTTTAAGAGGTAGGTATTTGCATTAGCTCCTGAGGTTGTATATACGGTAACCTCTGTAGGATCTATTGAGGAGGATAAATTAAAATCAACTCTGTTTGGACAATAGAAAAATGTAGATCCTGCTTTGTTACCTCTTACCTGCATTCCCGGTTCAACAATCATTGCGTAACTAAAATCAGGGTCGTAGTTAGATCCAGAAGCGGGAATTTGTTGGTATACGTCTAGACTAACTACGGCTGCAGAGGTAACTTTTGGTCTGTATCCTAACATGTAAGCAAGAGCAAACAAGTTGTTTGTCTGTTTGGCGTACTCTAAGAAATTCTCTTGAATTTGATTATCTAAGTAAAAAGATAGTACATCTCCTACATAGGAAGCCATGTCGATAAACATGGTGCCAGGTGAGGCTGCCGAAAAGTCGTTGTATGTTGTAGGATAGTACGTCTTAGCATATTCAATCAATGCATTCTTAAACGTAGTAAAATCCTTGTTTAAATATGTTATATTCTTGTTAGCCATTTAAACTTATTAAGATATTATCGGTCTCTCCCGTATTTGTTATGTTATATGAAAACTGAATTTTTAATGTATTATTATCAGGCTCGCTTATAAAGGATAGATTAGTTATCGTTACGAAAGGGAAATACTGTGCGATTCCTGTTCTGATTATAGCATCTAACTCTTCTTCTACATTTGTCGTAAGCTGTTCGAATAATTTAGCTCTAATATTAGCCCCAAAATTTGGGTTAAAAATTCTCTCTCTCCTATCTGTAAGTAAATAATTTATAATATTATACTTTATCTGATCTTTGGTCTTATAGACGGTTTTAAATACGGCCGGCCCATCAAAAGGTAGTGAGACGCCAATACCCGTAGAAGATTTTCTATCAAGAACATTTATATTTCTAAGTCCGTATGCCATTATACTTCTCCGTTAGCTTGCATTTTGGCCATTACAGCCGAAAAATCAGGAACTGCATTAATCTCAATAGCGTCAAAATTTGAACTAGGTCTTGCTGTAGCAAACATACCTCCCATAGAATCTACCACTGGAACATCGGCTGATGTTGCTGAAATTCCTCCAAGTCCTTCGAAATCTCTTGGGGACATAGTCATAGCTGTTTCTGCTAGAAGACTATTTAAAGGGTTGTTTGGAGAAAGGATCGGTGCAACTAACTTAGTAGTCTGTTTATTAAGGGTTGCAGGAACCGGAGCTTTCTGTTTAACTACTTCAGTTATAGGCTGTTGTGACTTATTTGACATTACAGCTTCTTTTAGAATTCCGGCTAGCTCTTCCTGGAAGACAGCTCTTACCTCTTCGCGGATGATTTTTCTAAGTACGTCTAGTTTTGCCATATGTAATAAATATATTTGATTGTCTATTTTTTAACGTTTCATTAGATTTGTGTTACTGTATATGTCCACGTAGGATTAGCGTTTCGGGGATCTGCAAGCTTTTTAGCAAATGTAATAGCTTCTTGCTGATTTGTAGCTTGTAGTATATAGGGTCCAATAACTATAGGTGCATTTACAGTTACTCTGAATTTAGAGATAGTCTTTCCTTGCGCTTGGGAGGTTGCAACAGAGGCATTTATACTGTTTTGAGCTGCTATTTTTTCCTTATCTATTTGCGTTCTGAAACTAGATCGTTGAGTAGCTAATTGCTCTCTCATCCTAGTTCTTAACTTTTTACCGCCTTTTAAGTTATTAACAAAAGCCTGTAGACCTAAGCCTTGATTCTCATCTAAATTATTAGCATTCTCTACCTCTCCTGGAGTTATATTTAGATCATTATCTAGAACATCGTTATTATCTAAAAAGTTCAACGACTCTGTTATTACAGCTAGACTGTCAGCGTCTAATCTAGGGATACCGGGCTGTACTAGTCCCTTAGATACAAGTAGCTGTTTGACTTCTTCAATAATTATCGCTGTATCTGTTGCAAAAGTAAGGTCAGATTCGGCCACAATTATACCATTCATATCTAAAGCTATTCCCCTTCTTCTCCTATTAACTATCGTAGTTTCTACTAGTTGCTCTTCTATAACTCTGATCTGATATTTACCAAATAAAGCTGTATCTGGACTAGTTTTAGATTCGTAATTGATTACATACTGTTCTAATTGATCTTTCAGTACGCTCAGGTTAGCATAGGTCTGTTGTAACTCATATAGAATATCTGAATCTTTTAAAGAATCACAGGTCTGTATTTTACTTAATAGTATCTCTAGTCTCGCAAGTAGTTCTATAGTATTTACTAGTAGGTATCTTACAAAAACGGTTACAATAGAGAGGAAAGAATTTAATCCACGTAGGATCCTTAATACTCCGTCTGATTCATTTTTTGCTTTATCTTTAGCATCCTGTATAACGGTTTGGATTCCTGCAGTACTGAATATTAGCGGGATAGGTAGTGCGCCGAAAAAAACGATTATAAATTTAAAAACTTTATAGAATAAAATAGCTAATTTGATAAAAAATTGACCAAGATTTATAATACTTTGAACTTTTTTTGCAATTTTAATAAATGCTTGAAGTGCACTGTTTACTCGTTTTAATTCAGGTATGATCTTAGTAGGATCGATAAACTTACTAAGCTTTTGAATTTGACTTCGTATATCTACGCCTAAATAATTTGCGGTAGCATTTACTAATCCACGTGGATCTTTAAAATTTAGTACTTGTATAGCAGTGCAGATAGCTCTTAGTCTATTGATCTTATTGATTAACTCTTGAAGCTTTGTATCAGGTATATTTCTGTAATCAACATATTGATCTACAGATCCTAAAAAATCTTTTACAAAGTTCAACTTACTGGCGAGACCAGGTACTGAGGAAATCAGTCCTAGCTCTTCGGTAGTTAAAAGGGAATTTGGTTCGTTGCCTATAGTAAATACATCTTTTATAGATTGCATTAAAAAAAATGTATTATACTTCTGTACTGCAATACCTCCTTGAACAGGTGCGTCAGTTCTCTCTACTGCTAATACCGGGGGGATTGCATTAGGTCCTACCCCGAGATAGGAGCCTATAAATACGTTAGGATAAGCTGTATACTTATCAATAAACTTAACAACTTCGCCTGCTGCATCCTGTACTGCATAGAAAGTTTTTTCTATACCTTGAGGATCTTTAGGCCGCGGCTTCTTTTTTATGTTAATATTATCGTAAGCGTAATTTACGATTTCACATAAGTCTACAGAATTAAGCGCATTTAATATATTAAAAAGTCCAGATTGTGCAAAGCTTTTAAACTT